GGCCTGACGTTGGTGGTGGATAGCCGCACCGGCATTCCGGTGTACGACAGCAAGACGTTCCTTACACTGTCCAAGTGGGGGCGCAAGCAACAGCCCAAAGAAGATTACAGCCTTCCCATCTACGCGCCACAGAACCTAGCCACCATAGACACGGGCTGGTGCAGGATGCCAACGTGCTACCCGATTAAGCCAAGCGCCAAGCCGCTACCCCTCCACCCCTACGACCTAGGCGTGTGGATCGGGGACCCACACAGGGACAAGCGCACGCTCATCACGTCCAAGCTGATTGAAAGTTACGGCAAAATACCAGACCACATTCCAGAAGAGTACCTGTTCTCATCCTTTGAGCAACGACTGGCTATACTCCGGGGGGTATGCGCCTCACGGCCTAAGGGCCACAGCAAGGTCTCGGCAAAGTTTAGGTTTAACATTAAGGACCTGCGGCTGTTCAGGTCAATCCACAACCTAACAGAATCCTTAGGTATCAGGACAGAGATAGCAGAACTCAAAAAAAATTACCACATGGTGTTCAGGACCAACCTCAAACTGGTCGAGGACCAGATCCCTGTGCGCCGGCCGCATTACGAAGAGATGCGCAGGATTACCCATGTTACCAAAGTGGACATTAGGCCCTGCATGCACATCAAGACCGCAGACCCGAACAACACGTTCCTAATCAGCGAGGGGTACCTGACAGTATGCCTATGAACGACACACAGCAAAAGCTACTCAAGGCGTTTGCAGACCAGAACAAGGGATGGCCCAAAGAGCAACTGGACCTAGCGTTGTGGCGTGTGAGGTGGGAGCTTACCGCACTACCGCACCAACGAGAGCCTGACGACGGGGAGTACGATACCTTTTTACTTTTAGCCGGCCGGGGTTCGGGCAAGACCCACACCGCGTCCAACTGGCTTGGACTAAGGGCGGCGATCTACGACAAGACGCGCTGGTTGGTGACGGCGCCAACGTCCAACGACATTCGCGCAACGTGCTTTGAGGGTGACTCAGGGCTACTTAACATCATACCCTCCTCGCTGATCAAGGACTACAACAAGTCGCTGTTTGAACTTACACTCAAGAACGGTAGCATGATCCGCGGCATCCCGGCGTCTGAGCCAGAGCGCTTTCGGGGTACACAGTGGCACGGCATGTGGGCAGACGAGTTGTGTGCGTTCGAGTACATCGACGACGCGTACGACCAGATTCAGTTTACTTTGCGTCTGACTGACCCGCGCATCGAGCGTGTGCAGTCGATCATCACCACCACACCCAAGCCGCTGGAACTAATCACGGACCTGAACGAGGGCAAGGTTGGCGGCGACGTGTACGTGTCCAAAGCATCCTCATACGACAACAGGGCCAACCTGTCGTCCACGTTCTTCAAACAGTTGGAAGCGTACGAGGGCACGGACTTAGGTCGTCAGGAAATTTATGGCGAGATCTTGGACCCAGAGAACGCGGGCATTGTCAAGCGTAAATGGTTTAGAAACTGGCCCGCAAACAAACCAACACCCGTGCTGGAGTACGTGCTGGTGTCATACGACCCAGCGACCTCCGAGAAAACACACAACGACCCAACCGCGTGCATCGCGCTGGGTGTGTTTGAGCAAGACGACTTCGCAACAAGTTGCATTTTGCTCGACGCATGGGACAACCACCTGTCGTACCCTGAGTTGCGACGCAAGGTGATTGAGGACTACAAGGAGGTGGTGTACGGCGCGGACAACACCTTTGCCAAGGGCAAGAAAACGGACCTGATTTTGATGGAAGATAAGTCCGCGGGTATCTCGTTGATTCAAGAACTGCAGGCCGCGCACTTACCAGTGAGGTCATACAACCCCGGAAGAGCCGACAAGGTGCAGAGGATGAACATTGTGGCGCCTCTGATTGCCAAAGGAAGGGTGTACGTGCCAGAAGACCCAGCAATTCCGGGCGAGGTAGCCCCGTGGGCCAAGCGTTTTATCCGCCAAGTGTGCTCTTTTCCGGAAGCAAAAGGCCACGACGACTATGTTGACGCACTTTCACAGGCCCTCAGGGTCCTGCGAGACTCAGGGTGGCTCTTGTTGGACCCATTACCAGCGCGAGACTACGCACACGCAGACGACATTGCGCGAAACAGGGTGAATAACCCCTACGCCGCGTGATTTTCGGGCGTAATTGGGTGTATTTATGGGTGATTGGTTATAGAAGGTCTCCATAAAACCAAAAATCACAATGCTAAACCCAATTAAAACCCCCACACAAATGATGTACGAACAGGCCAACCTGCCACATTACGGTACTGGCGGGAAAACTGGCGTTGTTGAGCAGTTTGCAAGCCGAATTCAAGACGCAATTCGTAAATACACAAAAGCTGTAGGCAAACCCCCGTCACCAGAAGAAGTAAAGCAGTTAGAAGACCACATTCGCTCGCTTTCTCAGCCAACAGGCAACGCGCCGCAGACAATGGCGCGCATGCAACAACAAACACCGTTCTCAAACCAGCTTGTTGACGCAACAGGCCGTCCTTATCCAACAGCAACAAGCCCCACAGGCCAAATCATTACGCCAGAGCGCGCAAAAGGTGTGGCAACACGCGAGTCAGTGGGTCCTTACCAAGATTTACCAAGCCAGTTTGGCATGGCACCCGCAAACATCAAGGCGCGTGCTTATCCTAAAGGCCAGTTTCAAAACGCGTTTCCTGAAGACGAGTTCATGTCGATGGCCAACACGGGCCGCACAGGCAACCGCACATGGAACAAGTCATTCACACCCTCAACAGAAGAGTTGGCAACGCGCCAGCAGTTGGGTGAAGAGGCACTGACAGGCGTTGGTGACGACGCAATGGGTGGACTTGATGCACTGCGCGTGACTGAGGGTGACATCCCACAGATGACCAGCGCCAGCGCGCCGTTTGCCGAACGTGCCGCGCAACTAGAGGGTCCCGGCATTGACAAACTGACAGACGAGATGTTGTTGGGTAAGCACGGCGCTTTGGTGGATAAAGTGGTTGCTGACTTCAAGGCCCGCGGCATTGACCCGGACAAAGAAGACATTGTCAACGCGATTAACGCGATGATCAACCCCATGCGTCACAACTACACTGGCATGAACCCGATTGCTCAACGCCCTGTGCAGGGTCGTGGTCCAGCAACCGCAGAGATGAACGCGTGGCGCGACGAGGCCCGCATGTCGGGTCTGCCTGAGTCGGTGGTGACCAAGCACCCGTCTGACTGGTTCCCAAAGAACCAACGTGACTACTTGCTCGACACCGAGCCAGCACAGCGCCAGCCGTTTGCGCAAGACTGGCAGATGCAAGAGTTGGAAGACAAGCGTCGCCGTGCGGCGGCGGCTGTTCAGGGTAAAGCCGCTGGTGGCATGATGTACTCTCCCCGCGACATGCAGGCCGAAATGATGGTCCGCGGTTACGACCAAGGAGGTCGAACAAGACCTTTGTTTGGCCAGCAACCACTTTCACAACAAGAACAAGCCGTGGATTTGATGCGCAACCCTTTTGAATTTGCCGACCCACTTGACCGCGGTGTGGACTCGGTGTATCAGAATTACTACCGCGATTTAGACAAAAAACAAACTTCAGAAATGCGCCCTCACAACCCTTCACCAAAAGATAGGATTGCTGAAACAGGCGCAAATTTTCTTAAAAAATACATGACAGCGCCCACTGCACGCAGAGTTTCTGCAAATGTAGTAGGCGGAGAAAATAGTGATTTACCTTTTGGTTTTGGTTTAGCAGACATTGTATCATTTCATCCAGCGGGCGCAATGGCCATGGCGCCACTGTATGCCGCAGAAACAGGACACTATATTGCAAAAGATGAACCATTTTCCGCGGGCATGAGCGCACTGGGTATGTTGCCCATGGCCGGACCAATTCGTAAAGCATACAGAGGCTTTAATAAATAATGCAACCAACTATTCCACTCCAAAAGGGCGGTAACCTGTCCGCGTTGTCGTTTGCTGAAGACGAGACGACAAAAGAAGTAGACACGGAAAAAGAGATCCAAGATCTGGCCAACGCGCTGGACTTGGACATCGACGACGTAGAGTCTGAGGTTATTGAGTTGGAGGACGGGTCCGTTGTGGTGAACATGATGGAGACAGAAAAGCCGTCACAGAACCCAGAGTTTTACGCCAACTTGGCCGAAGAGATGGAAGAGTCCATCCTTGACAGTTTAGCGTCTGAGTACCTTGACCTGATTGAGGTGGACCGTGAGTCCCGCAAACAGCGTGACAAGCAGTACGAAGAGGGCATTCGCCGCACAGGTTTGGGCAACGACGCCCCCGGTGGCGCAACGTTTGACGGCGCGTCCAAGGTGGTTCACCCTATCATGGCAGAGGCCTGCGTGGACTTTGCGGCAAACGCGTGCAAAGAGTTGTTGCCGGCAGACGGCTTGGTGCGCACGTTCATTAAGGGCAAGTCTGACCAACAGCGTTTGGAGACAGCACAGCGTAAGGCTAATTTCCTGAACTGGCAGTTGACCGAGCAGGTTGAAGAGTACCGCGACGAGATGGAGCAGTTGTTCACACAGCTTCCGCTTGGTGGCTCACAATATCTCAAATGGAGATGGGACAAGGACCTGAACAGGCCGGTGCCTGAGTGGGTTCCAATTGACAACGTGCTGTTGCCGTTTGCGTCTACCAATTTTTACTCAGCCGCGCGCGTAACAGAACAGCAAGATATTACAGAAGACATGTTCAAGCAACGTGTCGAGATAGGCGAATATCGCGATATTGAGATATACACCTCTGACCTGTTGCCTGAGAACCAGACACAGTCCAAAAAGGCCAACGACAAAATTGAAGGTCTAACAGAGCCAACCAAGAACGTAGACGGCCTGCGCCGTGTGTACGAGATCACGGTGTTCCTGCGTTTGGAAGACGACCCGTTAACAGACGGCAAGCGCGCACCCTACGTTATGACGGTGGACGAGATTACAAGCAAGGTGGTTGCACTGTACCGTAACTGGCAGTCGGGCGACATGCGCATGCGCAAGCTTGATTGGATGGTGGAGTACAAGTTTATTCCATGGCGCGGCGCTTATGCTATTGGCATGCCACACCTGATTGGTGGCCTCTCAGCGGCACTAACTGGATCGCTCCGTGCGTTGATGGACTCTGCGCACGTGAACAACAGCCAGACCATGTTGAAGCTAAAAGGCGGACGCATTGGTGGCCAGACAGACCGCATTGAGCCAACTCAGGTCGTAGAGATCGAGGGTTCACCCGGTGTGGACGACGTGCGTAAGTTGGCCATGCCACTGCCGTTCAACCCGCCGTCTTCTGTGCTGTACAACCTGTTAGGTTGGTTAACAGACGCCGCTAAAGGTGTTGTGAAGACCAGCGAGGGTCGCATTGCCGACGCGGGTAATAACACACCAGTTGGCACAACACAGGCGCTGATCGAGCAGGGCTCTAAAGTATTCTCAAGCATTCACGCACGACTGCACCGCAGTCAGGCTAAGAGCTTGCAAGTCTTATCACGTATCAACCACTGGTACTTGGAAGACATGGACAACCAGTCCGGCGCCGAGATTGCGGTTGAGGACTTTGAAGACAACTCAGACGTCAGCCCGATCTCTGACCCTAACATCTTCAGCGAAACACAGCGCCTGACTCAGGCTCAACTGGTCATGCAGTTGGCAGACAAGGCCCCGCAGTTGTACAACGTGCGTGAGGCGCACATGCGCGTGATGAAGCTGATGAAGGTGCCTGACATTGAGAAGGTCATGCCTAACCCACAGGGCTCGGTTGAGAGCAACCCTGCGCTGGAGAACGTGCAGATGACAATGGGCCACGCGGCCGCCGCGTTCCCAGACCAGAGCCACATCGACCACCTGAAGGTTCACTTGGCGTACATGATGGACCCCGCGTACGGTGGCAACCCACTCATTGGACCAAGTGTGACGCCTTTGATGTTGGAACACATCAAGCAACACCTGACACTGCACTATTTGCAGTCGATGCGCAACTACGTGTCGCACGCCGCTGGTGGAGAAGACGCGTTCAAGTTGAACGAAGAGCGCAAGCTGGACCAAGCCGCCCAAGAGGCGTTGGCCATGGCCGCGCAGTTGGTCAACCAAGACGCAGAGAAGACGTTCCAAGGCATCAACCCAATTATTCAGCAGTTGGTGCAACAGATGCAACAGGCCAAACAGACTCAAATGCAACAGGCCGCCATGGCGGACCCAACGTCTCAGGCTCTTATCCAAACACAAATGGCCGAGACCAAGCGCAAAACGGAAGAGGCGCAGGCCAAATTCCAGTTGGAGCGCGAGAAGATGCAGGCCGAGATGGCAGACAAGGTTCGCGACATGCAGGCCAAGGTTGCAGAGATTCAGGCAAAGCTTGGGTTGCAACAAGAGTTGGCAGACCAAGACAACGCGGCCAAGGTGGCAATTGCGGACATCAACAACGCCTCAAAAGAGCGTGTGGCAATGATCAACGCCGACCAAGCGTTGAGCGCACAACAGGTTCAACAACAGCATTCACAAGAGATGACTGCGTTGGAAGCAGAAAGTCAAGCGTACGCGGATTTGCGTAAGCATGGACTGGATCAAGCGCAAGCAGAACAGCAACGTGCACACGATGCGGCGATGCAAGCGCAACAACAACTAATGCAGGCACAACAGCAGGCACAACAACCAACAGGAGCACAGTAATGGCAACAGGCAATCAAGACATGGGTTTTCGCAAGAACTACAAGATCACGGGCAAGCCCGGTTATGCAGGCGGCCCCGGCTCGCCCGTAGAGACAGGACCCTCTGGTTCCAAGCAAGCCCCTAAGGCACCTTTGTACCAAGTACCGCCCGTAAATAGTCGCGGTTTAAAGAAATAAGTTAGGGCGTAAGTACACACATTTGTGTGTACTTAGTTATAAGGAGGGTTTTTGATGAAAGACCCGTTATATGAATCGATCTTCAAGATCAAAGAAGCCGTTGAGTTTTTACAAAACGGCGTTTTGAATGGGGTCGATAGCTGGGATAAATACAACCAGCTAGTAGGGAGAGGCCAAGGTCTGAAAGAGGCTTTGGACATTATCAACAATGTCCTGCAAGAGGACGAGGAATCTGACAATGACAGAGAGTAAGTACCAAGTGGATGGTCGGAGTGAAGCCGACTGTTTTCCGGCAGTTGATCCGGGAATTAAGCTTAAAGGCAACCGAATCGTGGTTCAACTGCGAAAAGCCAAAGACGTTTCAAAAGGCGGCATCATTCTAGTGAGTGATACAAAGGCCACCGAAAAATGGAACGAGGTGATTGCAAAGGTGGTGGCAGTAGGCCCCTTGGCATACAGAGATCTTAGCACCCTTGAAACGTGGCCAGAAGGCGCGTGGGTAGAGGTAGGGGATCTTGTTCGTGTGATCAAGTACGGCGGCGACCGCTGGGCAGTACCACACGGCGACGGCGAGGTTGTGTTTATCATTTTGCAGGACCGCGAGGTCATTTGTGCAATTGATAGTTTTGAAACCGCGAGGACTATGTTCCCCGCATTTGTTGAGTAAAGGATTTCGTTATGAAATCAGTGCAAAAAGCAGAAATGCAGGCTGGCGAAGACATCGCCATTAAAGAACGGGACGATGGCAGTGCGTTAGCCGCCATGGACGACCACATAGACCCTTTTGAGGGTGAAGAAGATAATACATCATCGTCAGACGACGGTGATGGTGACACACAAGGCTTTGCCGAAGGCGGCGAGGTTGAGGGTGACACAGAAGAAGACAGAGAGAACCTTCGAGCCGCGCGCCGTGAAGAAAGGCGCCTAAAGAAGGACCTGACGAAGCAACGCGAGGTTAGCGCAAAGCATAAGATCAGTTCGCTGGAACGCCGCAACGAGACCCTTGAGCGCCGGTTGGCCCAAGTGGAAAACGCCGCAGTAGGATTCCAGTTTG